TCTGATTCAATGCTTTGTTCAGCAATGTCATGTCCTCGAACAGTGCGGTAATGTTGCCAGAGATCGTCGCAAAACCTTCAGGCAGCTGGCGCCTGGTGCCGCTTCCGCCTATCGTGTAGCCGCTGGTGTCCAGCTCGTTGTTGAGCGTCACGTCAACAGATTGCACTGTTGCAATTGCGCTCCCGCCTTCGTCGATCGTGGCGTCAAAGGCGGAGAAAGGCGTGGCGCCGTCATCAGTCAATGATGTGTCCAGCGCGGCAGACGCCTGCGTGATAGATGCGCCCGTCATGGAAAACGTGGAGGTTGCAGGACCCTCGACCGGGAAATTGAACGTGACCTGGCCTATTCTGCAACCGTGATACTGAACAAAGCGGCCGGCGCCAGATAACGTCGATCCATAGTCGATCTCCATTGTCAGCCCAACCGGCAGGTTTGCGATAGTCGCCGTGTGCGTATATGGGCCCGTGCCTGTAGTGGCTACAGTACCGAGCGCGTGTTTGATCAGCCGGCTCATCGTCTCGGAGTGGATCTCAGTCACCACATCACCGGTAACGTCGACGTTGCCTAGAACGCCCTCGGCTCTCGACCGTTCTCCTGAGAGAATATTTGACTGAATCCGGTTTTGAGTTTTCTGCAAGCCAAAACTCGTCAGATACATCAGGTAACCGGCCGGCGTCCCAGGTGCCTGGTTGTACGTAGTTTCTTCGTATAGCGCTATTGTTGAGTCTGAGCCGCGTACTTGTGCCATGATTTACCTCATCATTTTCGTAAGCAAAAATTGGTTTCGTATTCATCCAGAAAAACAATCAATTTGTCAGTAGTGGCATCCAGCTCTCCACCGGCGTACACGATTTTTGAAAAATTCCTGGATCCGTCAGCAGGAGGACGCCAGCCTACGATTGCCTGTTTTATGTCCCAGCGTGTCGTGTCCAGTTCGTCGCTCGCCGGTGCGCCTGTCGTGCCTGAGTTGTTGCTTGCAGCCACGGTCATGATTCCAAACCTGAAAGTCATGTCCTGGCTCACGCCGGTCATGAGTTGGTTTTCAGATGCCGTCTGAATGAGCGGTACAACATAGGCTGCCGGCGTGAGCACAACGGATTGCCTAATATCACTGAGCATATCCGATGCAGTACCAACTACCTGCAGTGTGGACACCTGGCTTTTCAGTCGATTAATGACCGGCAGCAGCTTCATTTTTCGAAATCCTTCTCGAACAGCGCAGTGATATCATCGATCCAGGTCCTCGGCAGATCTGCGACACTGCCCCGGATAGGCAAAAACGGCCTAGCTGGGATCCTGATTTTGCGTGCGAATACAAGTTTGTCGTGGATCTCATCCTTGAAGATAATGAACTTGCCAGGCGGCGCTTTCTCAACTGCGCCGAACTGGTGTTTTTCTCCTATTTCCGCACTACGCTTGTTGAATATGCCGACATCAACGCTGGTCTCGCTCGTGCTGTGCGTGATTCGATTGAACAACGTTCTGCCTGTTTTGAACAATGGCCGGCCACGCCTGAATTTCAGCGGTGCCCATTTCTCGCCGTAAGGACTGGCCCCTGCCACAAATGTGGCGCGGATCCTGGCGACAATCCTGGTGCCAACTGCGTCGAGTGCGGCGCGCGGGCGCGCGGTATTGCTGATCAGATCGTTGATCAGCGCTTGAACTTCAGCGTCCTGGATAACAACAGTCACAGCAACTCCCGCCGCGGTTCTCTGATCTGAGACAGCAGCGCCTGCCTGCGCCGGATATAGTCGCTGCGCTCGGACCATTCGTCGTGTCTGGCCTCATCATATGCGCGGAACTCAGCCGACAGCTGCACGAGATCCAGCAGAATCCTGTCGCGCATCGCCTGGTCTATTGCATATGTGTACACAATGACGACCTCAGCGCCCCAGTATTTGTACTGATTCGTGCCTGTATCCAAGCGCATCAGCGTGTAGGAGGTGATTTTTCGGTAGTCGTCTGTCGCCAGCGTCACAGCCGATTCAGTCAGCGAGCGCCGCTCAGTGATCGACGTGATCGTCGCGGCTGGCTTGGTAAGGTGGATGAACTGCCAATGATCTGGGAAAAATATATCCGTCCGCGTGCCGTTGCCGTGCGCGCGTTCAAGCGCATCGAGTTCAGCGTCAATAATCCGCTGAATCGTTGGATCGTCCAGCGTAGTGTCGAACCGAGCACGAACGTCGCTTATCGTGATCATTGCTTCCGTGGCCTGCCGCGCCGGCGTTTGGTTTCAGGCTGCACGGTGACGCCGGCCTTCTGAGTCTCATCCGGCGCAGGCTTGATGCTCATCAACTGCTCGTACTGATCGCGCGGCACATCATCAGTCTCAGTACAGAATAGATACGCCGCGCTTGGATCATCCGGGCCGACAAGACGGTCCTGAGTTTTGTTGAGAAACAGTCGTTTGCCCGGCCGTACAATATCAACAAGCTGAGACTTGTTCTCAATAACGCCTTTGAACGCCATCACTCTGCCTCTTTCCAGATCACGATCAGATAGTTGCCCGTCGTGCTGACGGCTCCGCCATTTGTCACCTCATCCGCGTCGGTGATCGAGAAATCAGGAAGCAGGCTGGTGTTTGTGACAAGATCAGCTGAAACATGCCGCACATCAATCAGCGTATCGCCGACGTTGATCCCGGAAACCCCGGCGTGCGCGGAACCAGCCGCGCCACCGGGTACGATTGCCATTCCGATCGGAGTCGGAAACCCTTCAAGAATCGCCATAATCAGATACCGGTTACAGTTGCGAAAGCAGCAGGCCGACCGACTACCAACGCAGCTCGCATTGTCGCTTTGATCGTCTGCTTGGATTCGGTGAACTGAGTACCGACGAATCCACGGCTAACTGTGATGCCCCTGCGGTTGAACAACGTGATCCACGGCATTTGAAACGATCCGACAGAGCGGTGCCTACAGTCAGGCTCTCATTCTGCACAACCGGCCAGCCCCACATGCGTTCAGCGCCAACCGTATCGCCGGGATTGCCGAAAATGTAGATCCCGTCGACAGTGCGAAGCAACCTGATTGCCTCCCAGTTTGTTGGGTGGATCACTAGGTGAGTTGGTACAGCGCGACCGTTGACGCGGATCAATGTGCCGGCTTTGAATAGTGCATCCGGCGTAGGATCTGTGCCTTTTGCCTGAGTCTGGATTCCGGTTGTGTTCAGGATGCCGCGCAGGTTCGGAGCAGTCCCGTTGCCGGTAACGATCTGGCCATCCAACCGCTGCTGCACGCCAAAACGCAGCCTGCTGTCCAGATAGGATTGGACAAATGGCACGTCCTCGAGCTGAATGTCGGTGACAGGGATCGAATCACCGATTTCGCGCACTGGGCTATATTTCTCGGTCAGAGCAAAGGTTGACTCTGGGACCGCGACGCCTTCTGCGACTTCCGCTGCTGCGTGCGTGCGTGTGGTTTCCTCCATGTAAACCACATTCGCCTGGCCGGTCTGAGCTGTGGGCATGATATCCATGATCTGAATCGGCCGGGTAACCGCATCGATCACAGTGCCGGTGCGAGTAGATTCAGGAGCCCATCCTGCGCCGGTCTCAAACAGCGTTTTGAGCTCCTTAAATCCAAAATCATCGATCTGGATCACACCGTCGCGGCTGCCATTCAGCCAGCTCTTGAACACTGGATGTTCGGCAATCCGCTCGCCTAGCGTTTTGCGCTCTTCAGATTTGGTGGCAGCAGGATGGAGGGGATTAGATGCGGGCCTGTTGAACTCTTCAGCAGCTTTCGCAGCAGCTTCGAGCGATTCGAGTTTTTTGCTGATATCGTTCAGCTCTGCAGTTTTCGCCTGGACGATTTCAGCGACGCGAGTTGATTTTTCGTAGCCTTCAAGAGATTTGGCTTCATCAAGGCAATCGACCTTGCGGAAATTGTAACCGCCTTCTTCTTTGGCCTCGGTGAATACGGTGGATAGGGTTTCTTGCAGTTTCGCGCGCTTGCCGCGCAGCTCTTCGATTTCGTTGGCCATGTTGGTCTCCTGTGAATAAATACATTAACTGGTTCACAGTCGGCAGCATGACCAACGCTGTGCAGAGGTTAGTACATTTGTTTAGATAATGTCAACAATCCCGGATTTTGTTGCAAGAACGATCGCTAAAGCCTTTTCTTCAGGCGTGACAGTTTCGCTCTTCGAGAACTCGCTATCCAGCAACCTGCGCGCCATGGCTCTGGCACTATCAAGCGCGGTCTCCGGTATATCCGCCTGAGCACCTCTACCTGACAGCACAGCACGGAGTGCGTTGGCATTCAGGTTACCGGTCGCAGGATTCACGACGGGGAAGAACGAAACCTCATCCAGTGTTTCTCCGTTCGGATCACCCAGGAGCGTGTGCCGCGCAACCCAGCGTTTGAACGACATCGGCGCGTCACCGATTGATCCAAAATCCGCGTTACCGCTCCAATTGGATTTGTAATCCTGTAACGTAGGCTTCGACCACGGCGTTGTCTCAGTGCCGCTGAACGTCGGCCGGCGGGCCCGTCCTAACTGCTTCAATGCTTGGATCTGATCATACAGCGAATCCGCTCTCTCGATCAGCTCATCAAGTTGTTTGATCCGATCCCGTGAGATATCTTTGCTTTTCGGATTCATGCCTCTCATATCAATAATCTCCTGCGTTCGTTTCGCCAGTATTTCGATCTCGCGCGTGATCGTGTCGATATGATCGGCGAATCTGCTTTTGACGTGCAGCGTGCGCGTGTTGATCCCAGCACCGAGCAGTACAGGCGAAGCCTCGAACACATCAAGCGATTTGAGCAACCTAACGCGCTTACCATCCTGTTCGGCGCTTTCTGCGTCTTTCACGCGAAAACCAAAACTCCACTCCTGGATTGCCGGAGGATTCTCTGTGTCGAATTTAAGCGCAGCGTGCCAGTCTCTGCCTGCCTGTGTGGCAAGGTTCATTTTGCCGTGCACGATCGCCTCGTCGCCGACTTCGGTGATCACGCCCTTGCCAAGCGGCACAGAGGTGAAATCGTGCGCCGGCTGAATATTCACGACCTGCTCGCCGAAAGCGCCGTGCTCGATAATGTCGTCGTCGGAGTCGATCACTCCTAGCGTTGCGATCACCGCGCTAAACTGGCCCTCGTCGTTGACGCTCTTGATCTCGGCGTTGATGGTTTTGTGTTGGATATCTCTGCTCATGGCGAAAACCTCTCGAATCCAGGTTGCCTCAAAAATTCTTGCTCCAGCGACGGCGTGAGTGGTGCGAAATTGCGCGTGCCGTTCGGATGTTCGTCCAATGCAAGCTGGCGCGCTGTTTGGATCGTGACGATCTTGTTGTTCATGGCTATGCAAACCTCATCATCGAAACCGTTCAGGTTGTCGACAACCACCATGTGCTCAACGCCTGGCGAACCGTGCGCTAATTCAATACTGGCAACGTTTGTTGAGAAAGCTGTTTCAGTTCGCGCGATAACTCTGGACCTGATGCGCGCGCTCGACCAAGGGCCGGCCGGGATTTTGTCTTCTATCAGTCTCGCCAAATCGTTGCCTTCTAATCCAAGCTCCCGGCCCTCGATCAGCGCGTCGAACATGGCTTTTTTGGTCTGCGCATCCAGGTCGATCAAACCTGCTCTTCTCCCCGCAGAGGCAAGAATCCCGCGTGATTGAACGTCTGTAAATGCAGGCTCCAGGTCTAATTCCGCGGCGATCGCTTCATTTACTTGAGTTGCGATTCTTACGTAGTGTTTTTCAAAGATCCGCTTGAATTCAGGATACAACGCTGCAAGATCCGCTGCTTCCAGTATCTGCTCTTGAAGAACATTGCTGTTCAAAATGTCCTCAGCTGTCGGCTGTTTTGTTTCTATCTGCGGGCCCGCCTTGCCTTCCGCCAACACCTGCCTGGCAGCTGATCCTGCTCTACGACCGATCCGGTTGAAAAACTGGAATAAATCATCCTCGAACTGAGTGGCTGCGGATTGCCGGATCGCCTGCACGCGGTTTGCGTATGCTCGAATTTGCGGGATTTCAGGCGCAGCGTCTGCGTTCTCGGCGACTGTTTCTTCTAGCAGTGAATGATCGTGCAGATGAGCCTTGAGGTCGATTACGTTATCTGATTTCGCCGGCTGCTGTGGTGCGCCAGCCTGGATCAGAATATCGGCAGAACCGAGCAGATACACGTCGTCGTCTGGCAATACCTCCACACCTGTCGCCTGCCTGGCCTCCGCTCTGGTCCAAATGCCGGCGCGGTATAGAGAAACGATTCGCGTCGCTTTTTCGTTCTCGTCCTCTTGCATCGCCGCCACGTGCGACGTATCGAAGAACAGCTCGCCGTTGATTCTGAACGCCGGCGCCAATGATTGCGTGAGTTGCGCCGCGATGATCCGCTGAATCGGGATTACACCGTTTTCCCACGCCAGCCTGCGAAGCTCTCGCATTGTTGCGCCTACCTTGGTCTGCTGGATGCCTGTACCGAAACCGACAACAGCAGCTGGTATGCCCAGGCTTGCACAGATCCGCTCCTCTGATATATTGCGCAGCCTGGAAAGATCAAGATCTTTTGGACTGAATCCGAACGTGGAAACCTTGGTTTTTCCACTCATCACGGTAGGTTTGCCGCGATTCCT